GTTTCTAAATCGTGTAACTCAATAGAAACAACTCAAATACGTCCAGGGGGCCTCCCCCCTCAACATAACATTATCTCAAATAGTTAAAAAGAAAGTCCACACAGAACAAAAATATATATATAAATATATTACACTCCAATTTTATAGGTAAAATCGACCCCGAAGGGGACTAGAAAAACCATGTAATTAAAATACAAGTGGGGAAAGGAAACCACATCCCACCAAACACAATTCACACACTATCACACTAATGTATGTAAACCCCAAGCACGGAAACCCCACGAAATATCCAACACAATAATCATCAGCTCCTCGCCTAAATATATTTCCCAGAGTCGCCGTTGTGTTTCGTGATACATAAACAGTGTATTGTGATTGATCTTGCAATACACCAGAATCTGTAACGACAAATGTTGCCGTATTAAAATCCATCCACTCAGGTCTAATAATTTTCACAGCATTGCGGCAACCATGTGGCACTGTGATATCTAAGGCAGCTCTGTTGCGTGCAAAAACTGCTGAAGGTCCGGTAAATGAGGGATAGGATCCACCAGCAAAACCTACGGGAGTTGGTCCTGTATTCCCGTTCGCAAATGGATCCACACTCAACAGGCCGAAAATTGTTTGGTTCCCCATCGGCACAAGCATCGCCGAGGAGTATTCATACTTAGGGTCCATGGACACTAAATTGAGTGTCACACCTCCACGAGCGAGAGTAAAACCTTGAGATAGTTCATTAAAATAGTCTCGCCCAAATGCAGAATAATTAAAAGCGGCTGGACCAGTTGTTATCGGAGCTTTGGTAAAAGTATATGCATAAGGATAGATTTGAAACTTATCTGCTGGAGCATCACTCTTCATACTAACTCTACAATACATATTTAATAGTTGCTTAATTGATACGAACGCATCGCCCATAACAGCAAGATTGTGTTCGTTAGTAAAGTTAGGCGAACTCGAATTAGACATCATTTCACTGCGGGTCGTTAAGCAGCCCGCTTCTGCGAGCACAGCAGGATAATTCCATCCTTGAACGAGTCCTGCATACTCAAAATCAGTACCAGCGGATTGATATACCAGCACTTCCATATTCTGTGCACATGTCTCAGGACACTGCAACGGGTTAAGGACACGAACAATGAGAGTACCGGAACAAGCATGTTGGGAGTCATCGTCTAAAGCTCGAACTTTGGCATAGGAGTAAGGCAATAGCCAAGGGACTGTAATTGTCACTTCAGAGTCTGTTCGAATATCAACGATCTCCCTAATACAGTAATCACTTTGTGCGTTGGTAACATCAGAAGTAGCACACGGGGTAAAAACGAACAGCAGACGACACGAATGGAACTCAGTCTTCACGAATTTAAACGTATATGTCATACTACCTCGCCAATTTTCAAAATATTGTCCGAGAAATCCCATTGGTCCATAGGAATTCAATGTTACAGCGACTCCAGACGCACCAGTCTCAGTGACCGACATATACTGCTCCAGAGGTGTAACAGACTCTTTATAAATCTGTGTATTTGCCACATCTGTAGTCGAAATAGTGAATGATCCAGTGTACGTTGGAATACCCTTCAAAAAATTAAAATTCATCTCATCCGTATCCACTCCTGACCATCCTTTGATATTCTCAATATGACTATCAGGGTTCAAACTCAATCGACTAGAAGTATCTCGTCCCACACAATTCATTTGATGTCTATACGGATCACTCTCAACAAATGTTACCTTATCTAAGTCGACTGGACGACTAAATCCGAAGAAACTAGCAACATCCCCAATTGTATCCAAAACACCCCCCACAGTTCCAGCAATTTCTCCTACTACTGGAACTTTACTCAAGAAATTAGTCACTTTCTTAGCCCCTCCCACTACCTTAGAGACAAATCCTTGATTATCACTCTTGGCCTCGCTGTCTTGCTGTCGAGAAATAACAAGACCTTTTGGCAATTGGAGACTCCTCTGGCCTTTGCCGGATTCGGCCACGACCTTCACTAATCAAAAGTTACCAATGTCACTATAAAAGGGAGCCGAAAGCGATACATCTTCAAAAGACATAAACAAGGTAAGATCAACTGTGGTGCTCGCCGCTGCTCCCACTCTTAATGGACTCAAAATATCAATCCAGAACGTTCCCCAGTCATATAGTTGCTGTGAGAAATCGAAGTAACTAAATGGGGTGACATAAGGAATACGCAACTCACATGATGTCTCCCTCATCCCAAGCTCTACATGTGGATGATTAGATTTTTGTAGTAAATTCTGATTATGCATTGTAAAATAATGAGAAGAATCAGAAGCGATCCTACAAGGGAGGAAATGCATTATCAATCTCCCTTGCTGAAAAGGATTGGCATTTGCAGTGAGTCGTAAAACAGCAGTACCGCGGAAGAGATTATAACCTTGGATTTTATTCATCCAGATAGTATTCGCTTGCAATGCCGTAGCAACTGTATTAGTGTACAAATTATCATTCGCAGCACCGGCTGTCGTAAAGCTTCCCGCCCATAGAATAGTTGGTTTGGCAAGGAAGTCCGCTATGGCATTAGCGTCAAATTGTGGAGGACCCAATGAGGTCAAGTTCACATTAGATCGTGTTATTCCACGTGTGATACCCTCGTTCTCAACAAATGTGGTAGTCCCGCTCTGATGCTCACTGCTCTTCGAATCATCAAAGTCCACTGCGGATGGCGCATCTTTATTAATTGTATCATCAATATGATGTGCAGCGAGACTAGCACTAGAACTACCCCCTCGCAAGCGCCCCACTATTCGCAGAACACCATACAAGAAGAGGTGGCTATCTTCAGTGTACTCATAATAACGCACCCCGTCGAATAGGCGGAGATCGTTTGGGATGAGATAACTATCAAAAATATCACATATTCGCCATTCTCCAGCTGTGATCTCTCCAATTTGTTCCATGCGCGGATCGAAAATGGGGATTACAGTTGCACTTGAAGTACGAGAAAGAGGGGGGGATGATGGAAACGGAGTAGAATTTAAAGAAAAATCTGAATTAGAAATAGTATAAGAAGGTGAAGAAGAAGAAGAGAAAGAAGTAATTGAAATTGAAGCACCTGAAGAAATCGACAGTGGCGTCAGGCAGTGCCACTGCTAGTTTTGCAGCTGGAGGAATGTGTTATTAGGTTTCCAAATTGGGGCTACGAACCAAAGTGGATCATCACAACAACACAAATATAACCCGCCTCCACGGAGGTTAGTTTAACGTCTTACCACAGACGTGGCAAGGGCTAGTAAAGCCCCCACCTTTCAGTTTGTGCGGCGCGGAAAGTCCTCCCCTTGGGTGTATAATTGTAAACCTCCGCACTGCGCTGCACTATCAAAGGAGCATGTGCATTAAAAACCTCCTCTCCATGAAGAGTAAGCTCAAAAAGTACACACTCTATATTGAGAATAGTATCCTTTCTATTCATAGTAACCTGTTCCCAGTTAAGTATTTCCTTCAAAACTTCAATATCTAAGGGAGCATCCCAACTCCTATTACTACTATCCCACCTAAATCCCCGCTTAAGGAAGGTAATCTCCGTTATCTCTCGAACATCCTTAACGTCACTAACCTTATCCTCAGCGGTATACGTCATATCAAACAATTCTTTCATATACTTGGCAATACTCCTCTGATGTATAATATGACACAATGAACGTGGTAAGGCAATGATATTATCATCTCCAAAAGCCAAGACCCAAAAGTCTCTCAGCCGGAATGCTATACCATTGTCATCACAAATTTTCTTGATACACATATAGCACATAACACAGGTGGCCATAGAATTTAAAATGGCTGTCATAGGCATACCAGAAGCCTGTGATCCCGCAAACATGTATATAACACCTTCTACCAAGTGAATAGAGTTGTAAACCTCAGCAAATAACGTATCTCGAACAGCCTTCTCTCGTAAGTAATTCAGCGTATATTCCTTCCCTTTAAGGTAAAATAACTCTATAATTTCCAGCAGTGCCGCAAGCAAGCAAGCTCTTAGTCTTCCATCATATCCTTCAAAATCTCCCGCTATATATACAGGATCATTCACTCGCCTTGAGAGCGCCACGATCTCTCCCCATTCTGTATATGGGTTTATACCCACTGCACACCCATTATAGAGTCGACATCCACCTTGCTGCATATACCTCATAAAGTCCCCGAAATACATTTTGAAAGGAATAAGATAACGCATCGAAACTGCCATAAATTGTCGGGTGGACCCCGCTAATACCTTCGCAAGTTTCCGTCGCTCATCCTTCAAACAATCTATATATAAATGTAAGCGACGAACCCCCCGCTCAGCAAGATCTATTGTACGGAGTATATCAGCACGAACTTCACTAAATTGTTCTCGGTGTTCATCAAATTCCTGTTTCTTACCCAATTTCTCAATCTTCGTACCTGGTAACCACACATCAGGAGCACCTTGAGAGGTATCTCTATCAATTCCTTCGGCGCCTTTCTCACCAATTATACCATCCACGGCTTCCTTCATTGTGAAAAGCCTTGGCGGCCATTTCCTATCGGTGTCTACATCAAGAACTTCTCCAGCAAAATCCTTGAGTATCTCTGCCAATAACTCCTGATTTACATATTTTTCATCATGCAGATACTTCTGTTGTGCTTTAAATAATGGATCAATAATATTTCCATCCTTGTCTCGAAATGGTCTCAATCGTGCGGGGGCGGTCGTTGGATCCCAAAGAAGTCCAAATAAAGCACTTTTTCGCAACTTTGTTTTACCGGGAATATTCCGGATAGGTCCTTTTCCGATACTTTGAAAGCCATGATAAACTCCTTCTGGTACTAAACGGCTGCGATCATCGTCGGTCGCTTCAACAAATTCAACTTTTTCCTCATCAACATCACGCCCCAATACTTGAGGCAATTCCATATCGGATATATCATCACATGGCTTCTGTTTGAAATGATTATATGCAAAATCGACTAATTCCTTCGATATGAAAAATCCACAGCAGCGTTTAAGGGAAGTTCCATTATCAAAACGAGGATCCCCTGCCACATGTATCCCTAACACCGTTGGAATCGGAAAGGAGCTATCATCCGGAACTAATGGAGCCCCGCAATCGCCGAACTTAGTCGCCGCACGATACTCCAATTTGTTATTAAAGTAGGCACGCGCCTTATTCTTATCGTCTCCGAAATGATAGGAGGTACTCGGGGCTATTTTCCCCTGGACCAACTGATTTTTCGGACGATAATTGGTGGAATATACTGGAAGGTGAGCCAAGTAAGTCCTGCCCTCTTTAAGTCTCGGATCATTCTCACTAATGAAATTGCAGGCTCTAATTCCATGTCCAGTAAGGTCTCTATGAGGACGTATGCCGGGATCTCTAATTCGCACAAAGAGGATATCATCTTTTTCATTTCTCGTCATCATATCCTGTTCATCCCAATCAATTGTAAAGGCTACACCCCGAGAATCAGTTAGTAGAAATTCTACTAGCTTTGGTTCATCAGGTTGGTATGCACCCATAATCACCTCATTAAAATGCGCTGGGACTACGAATATTGATCCAACGATGAATAATGCAAACCCAAAAGTCGTTTGAGTTGAGTGTAATCTAAGGGAATACATCGACTTTGTCCACAGTGCATCAACAAATTGGATATTATTTTCCACTCCGCTTTGAGGCACCACGACCAATCTCCTTGGCTTCTTCAAAGGTGCTCGCTCCTTATTACGCTGATTTCCTACGGGCCCGCTTTCTGCAGAAGGAGAAAATCCATCAATAACACTCCGTGCCAACTTGAAACCGACGAAACCCGCGCCTATCAATCCAGCTAGATATGCGAGATATTTCCCTATCTGTACTGCCTTACTAACCACTTTCTCACCCATGATTCTTACTCCTTGAAAAACGCTAGCGTAAGCTCGATCTACCACCCAATTCAAGAAATTTCGATAAGTATCAGTAAGCCAGCGCCATGGTTTGAAATAACTATTCCTATATGTAACATTTGGACGCTGAGGAGAAAGAATTAGAAAGGGGCAGCCAAGTCTATGCGCCTCCAACACCTCTGGTAATTTATCTACATCAGTATCTCCATTGCCAATTTTCTTCTTACACCAAGCACAATACATGTCTTCTGCAAACAGTCCTTCTGGTCTAAGTTCAGCATTGGATACGATACTAGATAATGGACGTTGCAATGAATTAATAATCTGGCTATCTCCAATCGGACCAGGCATATATTCCCCTTCTTTCCTCTTAAGTTTTTGACTCAGTAATATCGAATCGTGCATTGCCTTCACTCTTTTCCACTTCGACTGCATCTCTGCGAATCGTGCGCAACCTAAATCGACTAGTTCATCAAAACTCCAGATTCTTCCTCCGTCCTTACGGCAACCACGCCTTAGATCCCACTCCACAAATTCATATACGTGGATTGGAAATGCCGTTTCAGGTTGAAGTGCATTATATGGGTGTGCTCGATATACTTTTTCGGAGTCCAAGCGTCGCTTGGCATACTCATGTTCAGAAAGACCTTCCTCGCGACAATATTCCTTCTTAGGAACCTGAACTACAGTAATATCGAAACGCCTCTCCACCGCCTCTGGGCAATATATACTCTTTGTCTGCAGTTGCATCATATTCGTCGAACAAAAAATGAGCTTTGGATGAATATAAGTACCTGATTTCTTTTCTATCGCTGCCATATGTCCATGGAACGGAGACACGTTCTTCAATTTGATAAGTTCTAGGAAATCTCTATTGGGAGCACCCGGCGTATCGATGATTTGGCCCCAATCATCATAAACTACAGCAAAATTACCCCTCCGGTAACCCTCCCAAAAGTCATTAATGCTATTTCTGAAAAAGATAAAATCTTCGCGGCACTTTTCAAAACGCTCCAAATCCTTTTCCGGTAAAAGTCTTTGCATCAATGCATAACAGATAGAGTGCGTTGCTGTCGACTTTCCAACCCCGCTCGGTCCTGCTACACACATTGATAGTGGCTCCATTCTAACTCCACGATTAGGGGAGGTAACTTGTTCCGCCTCCTCAACTAGAGGCTGGAGTGCGCGGTAGAGAGTATTTAAGCGAACTAATGTGCTATTTTTTATGCTCGGGGGTAAATTTGAAACAAAGTAATCCAAATCGTCCCGCAGAATGATTAAGCTGTCTCCACTCTCCGAATCGCTTAAGCGCCCACTCTTCATGCCTTCCCGTATTGCTCGAAGCCGTTCAAAGAATCGAGCTTCACCAGAGTCACGAAACCAATATGTATTGCAAAAAGGCTTCATTCCAAAGTATTCCAGCAGCCCATTAATAATATTACAAGTGAATTCGTAAAGAGGACGAATCAATCCACCAATTCCTTCACTCGTTTTGATTGCCTCAGCAAAAGCTTTAGTAAACATCCTAAAATCCCCATAGTCAATCATATTTTTGAGATATTTGCTATACAATATACTAACGAAGCCAAGTGCTATTGCATTCTCTTTACTTTCCGGTTCAATTCTCTCCTCTTGATTATGAAATAGATCATCATTGAGATCATTATCATACAGAGAGCCAACTTTCATCTCAGAGTCATATTCCTTCTCTTCAGGGTTGTCCTTTATTCCCAACGCAATGAGCACAAAATTACACGCATTACGTACTGGACCCTTTATAAAGCCCGTTAGCAGTTCGATAATGAATAATACAAAGCGCTTAATTGGACCAAGCAGTGATTTGATCCAGTTAATAAAAGAATTGAACGAGTCCACAAAATGTCCGACAAAGTCGAATTTCACACGCACGACTGCCTGCCGAGACACATCATGCGCCAGGCTTCCAGCTTGAGTAACTAATTGGCCAACCAAATTTTGCATAAACTCACGTGACGATTGGTCTAATGAAACAGTAAATAATCCCTCAGGTTTAACCTCTGGCAATCTCCTTTTACGATGGACTCTCCCCTTCTTCTTCTTCTGTTGTTTTGGATAGGCCGAGTTATCACACCATACATGCTTCTTCGCTTCCTCCAATCTCTTTGCGCAAATAGTCTTCTGCTTGATTTTTTGCGCCTCAATCATCTCTCTAGTTTGAATCCTTCTCCGTCTCTCATATAAGTTCCGATGTACAACAACAAAATTAAATCCATTAAGGATCGTGGTAGGAGAAAATTTTGACTTACAATTTGAGCACCATGGAATGCGCTCATACATATATTTTGCACTCTTCTCACTAAGTAAATAATCGTTTTTGTGGGAGAGAACTTCATGTAAAACGCGCTTCTCTAAATATGACACGCACGCTTTGCATCTCTCTCCTTTACGATTGTTGTTCTCATTGATACACAAATCTTCATCTCCCAATTTTGACTGAAACTCCTCAAGAATTACCAATCCCTTTGGCGCTTCACTTGATCTTGGTCCCGGTACCGACTCTGGGTTCAAAAGGCTTCCACCTTCAAAGCCCCGATATACTCCATATGGCTCTAATACTATAATCTCATCGTCTAATTCAATATCTGTACTCACATCAGTAAAACGATCGACTCCTGCCCCAATAGCACGCAACTCTCTTTCTAAAAGCACGCGAGAGTAAACGCTAGGGTAAAGATTGAACATATTCGCCTCGTCTGTATGTAAAAATACTGTCGGATTAGGCATTTCCGCTCTATAATGAATATAAAAATGCATTCCATCCATCATATGAAACATATTGGTGATAGGAAACTTGATCATTCCATCAGAAATAGTAATGAACCAATTTTTAAGGTCTCGTTCATCATCGATCGGTCCAAATACATCAAGGCCACTATAAATGCCCGGTGGTCTCTCTATGACAATTGCATCATCGCCAAATGCAAAATGAATAAAACAAGTTGGTCGTCTTTCAATTGATGGATTCGCCTCCGCTCGCAGTTCATTTCCTTTTAATTCTTTAAAAAATATTATAATCATAGCACACAGTAAAGAAAACACATCAACAAACCACATAGTAATTCCTCCAACAACTTTACATAGCATGGATAAATAGAAGAATTGACCATACTTTCTAACATAGAAAATGAATTCTAAAATAAACAAGAAAATTAATAACAGAAGAATCCACCAATAAAAGTATATGCCGATATAAATAATACAGATATGTACAACGATATAATATGGAATATAAACGCACAACAAACAAAATAACAAGAATGGTAGAATACAATTTCCAATTATAACTTCCAAAAACGTCAAAATATAAACAGAATTATCACGAATTAAAGTGTATATACAAATTAAATATGGAATCCACAACGGCCACACAAGCAAAATAAATGAAATAAATCCAAATAAAAACAAATAAATGAAGCCTGACGTCGGGTCGTCAGAAAGGGGGGGGGTACTGGACATTTCCGCGGGGGGGTGCGTACACTGTTAGGTATGAGGTAGTGCACTCGACATCATAGATGCTGTCCTCTCGTGAATGTGAAGAAACGTTTGTTGTCACTCACTGTGACCGTTCCCCACCATGTTATAGATAACACTTGAGGTTCCTCAACCAAAGCTTAGTGCGGATGAACATACCTTAGGTCTACGTTTGTATGAACGAAAGGAGAGAAGGTGTCGGCCTACACTCCAATAATGACGTAAGTTTGTTCCATGCTCTTAGTGAAGCGTCAGAAGCATGGCCTGCGATCAGAAGTGCCTAAACGACTCCAGCCTTTTGAGGGGCCGGCATAGTACACCTCCAGTACGATCTAACAAGCTTTGTGATATATAAATGCAACAAATAAAATAATGACCAGAAAAGTAAAATAATGACCAGATGGAGCCGGGTTTAAAACCTCACACTCAAATAAGAAACTGCATGAAAATTGGGATTAACAAGAAAATAAATAATAATATACTAATTGCGATCACTCAATTCAACAATATTTTTATAAAACAATAAAGTACTCGTAGCAAATAAGAAACAAATAGAAACGTAGCAGGGGCAAAAAGAGCTTAACAAATATCAATGTTACACTAGCGTGCAACCTCCAAGGAGTCCCAATATTAT